GCTTGTAACGCTCATTGACCAGCGACTCCATCACCGTGCGCGCGTGCTTGTCGAAGTTGACCTTGGTGAAGTTAAGCACGGTCGATGGGTCGGGATTGCGCATCCCGCGATAGCGCTTGATCTGGCTCGTATAGGCCGGATCTTTCGCAGCTGTCTGCGCGACGCGCTTCGAAAACTCCATCTTGAGCGCATTTGCGGTCGGCGCGTCAAGGTTTAGCCGCTTGGCGTAGGGCCGGAACAGCTCAGAGAACTTTGTGGATGCGTGCTGGTCGAGCTTGGGCGCGATGTTCGTGTTCCAATGCGACTCCTGCTCTCGCTGATTGAACTGCGCTTCCCGATCAGAAAGCGAGTCCTTGCCGGTGGCCCGGCGCGTTGCCGTCTTGTCGCCTCCTTCGCCCGGCTTGGCTAGCTTGGCTGCGTTTGCTGCCTGCGCGTTCAGCCACTTGCCCATGTTGCCGGCCAGCGCGATCACTTTCTGTTGCTGGTCGGCCGCCCATGCAGTTTTCTGCTCGGCGGTGAGCCATTGCGGGGGCGCTTGGTTCAGCACATCCACAAGCCCATTGAAGTTCGATACCAGTTCGCTCGATGCCAGCGCCTGGACGAAATGCGGGAGCACGGCGGCCGCGTAGGCTTCCGGGTCGGAGTCACGCACGCGGTCAAGGATAGACGGCGCAAGCTTTGCCAGCCCCTCGTTGAAGTCCTCGCCCAGCGCTTCGAGCGCCTTGGGATCGCCAGCGGCCAGCAGCTCATCCACTTCGGCCATCTCGCGCACGCTGTCCTGCAACGCCGCGATTGCCTCTGCGCCATGCAGTTCGCCGCGCTCCGGGTCCGAGTGGATGACGGAATCGAGGATCGCGTACTTCTCGCGCACACCCTCAAGCCCCTGCTTTTCAAGCTGGCGCAGTGCGAACATCTGGCCGTGGTTGTCCTTGGCGAGGCGCGCAAACTTGGCAGACTGGGGGTCGCCTGAGTCGCGCAGGCTTTTCAGCCATTGCGAATACTCGCGGCTGGCTTTGGACGAGTAGGGATCGTCCTGCTCTGTGCGCTGGCCTTCGCCGCCTTCGTTCTGCTCCGCGCCGTCCTGTTGCTCAACTTGATTCCCTGCGTCAAATTCTACTTGCTCAACTTCCATTACACCTTCGTCTGCCATGTCTCCTCGTTTCCGTCGCTCAGTTGAGCGGCTTTCCTACCACTGAAACCTTCTGTTTGACCGGCGTACCGCTCGCGTCCACGCCCTCTTTTTCGGTCGTGATTTCGTGCGTTGCGTCCTGGGGTTGCAGTGAATACGGAGGAACTTCAAGCCCCATCGCCTCAAACATCTCGCTCTGAGCCTGCGGCGGGAACTTCGACGGGTCAATCGTCACGCTCCCCTTGAAGTCCATCTCCTTCGGCGGCTGCAACTGCTTGAGCATGTTCATGTGCTCCTGCCAGTGTAGTTTCAGGTTCTGCCAGATGGCCTGCTGGTCCTCGTTGCCATGCTTGAGCTTGCGCCCGGTCGGAGAGGTCAACATGCCAAGCGTGATCGCCGCGTGGATCATATGATTCTCGCTGTTGTCCTGCGCGATTGGCACGGTCGAGACTTGCGGCGGCATGGCCTGCATCTGCTGTTGTAGTTGCTGTGCTGCTTGCTGGAGCGCCTGCATTGCCTGCTGGCCCTCTGGCGTCTGCGCCTCGGGATGGGTCTGGCCTTCCGTAATCTGCTGCGCGATGGCGGCACTCTGCTGTTGTAATGGCTCCAACTGTGGATTCGGCACCGGGCCGGAGCGCATCAGAATCTCGAACTCGCCTTGCTGCGCTTCCACCTGGTCAGCGTTGGGGATGTTCAACTCCTTCAGGCTTGGGAACTTGGAAAACACGCTCAGATTGCGCGGGTCCATCATAATCTGCTGGTAGAGCGCCACATTGCTGCTCTGCGTCAGAAGATCGGTCATCTCTTCTTCTTGCTCGGCCAGCGTCTGCGGGATTTCCAGCGATTCCGGTTGCACAAGGACATTGCCCTGCAACTTGCTCAACTCAATCTTGAGCTTCTTCTGCCCCGGCAGCGATGCGCTGAAGTCGGCAATGCGATTCGCCGCGGCAGACTCAACCGCTTGCTGGGAAATGGCGCATACGGCCTCGCACAGTGCGCCCCAAGGCATCGACCAAACCTGCATTGCCTGGTCGCGCTTGAGCCGCGTGGTCTTGAATACGCCTTGATCCTCGGAACCATCTGCCTCTCCGAACGCGGCCGGCGAACCGCCGTCCATTGCCTCAGGTCCACCCTGGATGAGCCATTGGATGAAGGTAAGCAGCGAATCGTTCGGCACCGGCACATTCTCCACGCCGGTAATGTCGCTGATCTTCAGCATCTTGTCTTCAAGGCCAGTGACCGCCGTCACCTTCGCGGGGTCATTCGATTGAGAATTCAGGAGTTGCGTGTCGATATACGGCTCAAGTGCGTAGCGACGAGGAACCGCAGAACGGAAATAGCGATCAGCAAGCGAAATGTTTGCATTGAGAACCTTTTGCAGTGGAAGATAGTTCGTGAGCAGCGCCTCGCGGTTCTGCCCGTCGCCGGGTCCGGGATGCACGAACTTGACATGCTTCGACATGCGAGAATTGCGGCAGAATGCGAAGTTTCCGCCTGCGTGCCAGACTTCTAGGCCATCAGGGAAGGTTTCGAGGAACAATTCGCGGATTTCCTCGTCTTCGATGCCCTCGTAGTCGCTCGGCTTAAAGAAGGTCACGCTCTCGGTGGAGTCGTTCTTGTACGCCTCTCCGCTGGAACTGGACGCCTGGACTGCCAGCCGCACATTGATGCGCGCCAGCCGGTCGATCTGGTCCATGCCGCCCACGTTTCCGCCGGCAGCGATCTTGTCGCGAACCCACGGATACTGGCTCTTGAGCTTGTTTACGGAGACTTCGTGCTGATAGCGGCACCAGCCCATCTCCTCCTCTTCGTCGGCCATGAGCGGGACTTTCCACTCCAGCTTTCCGCCGACAAAGGTTACTTCTCTGCGGGATGGAGCCTCGGACGAGTCTTGACTATCCCCGGAACCCATTGCGGAATCACTATCGCCTTCGCTCGGCTGCATCTCGGTCTCAGGCGTAACGCCGTCCGCTTCCTGGGCTCCATAAGTCTCCTGCTTTCTGTTGGGAAGTTCTGTCCCCCAGCGCGTCTGGTCGGCCACCGTGAACGTCAGGAAGCCAACGCGGTCATCTGTGCAGAAATACCCCGCCGCCTTCTTGACGACGCCCTTCAGGTTTGCCTGATGCAGAAACACTTCAAGGAACTTCTCAGCCTCTTCGCTTGCGGCCTGGTCCATCGGATCTTCGTCGTCCACCGCGGCGACGGTCGTACCCGGCACAACCCGGCTAAGGAGCGCGGTAATCTTCTTGTGGCGTGCGCCAAAGACATTGCACGAGAACAGTTTCATCGCGTTGCCGGCCGCCATGACGCTCTGCGCACCGTTGGCGCCAGATGAGCCGCCGAACATGCCCCAACCCTTCCAGCCCACATTCAGAAACTGGTAATTGCGCCGAAACAAGCGCATCTCCCACGCTTGGAGCACTTCCCAGATTCGCGCGGCAGAGTCCGTCTTGTTGACGTTCTGCGTAAGCTGCTCAATCGCTGAGACGTACTCGCCCAGTTCGTCCGGGCCGTAGATTTCCTCTTTGCCGTTCTCCTGCGCACCGCAGAACCACGGCGCAATCTTGCCTGGTGTGTATCCGGCTGGCGGCCAAGGCATGGGCGTCAGGCGCTGCGCAATGGGTTCTTGCTCGTCTTGCTCGGTGTCGTCAGGGTTCAGCGTTGGGTCAGGCATTAGAGATCGTCTTTCTGTGGGCCATCGCTCAGGATCGGGCAGCCGTTTTTGTAGGTTCCCGCGCTGTCTACGCTCTTCTCTTTCCGCACTTCCTGCTGCACGTAGATTCGCTCCCACCCCTTGCGGAACTCGTCTGTTATCGGCTTTTGCTGCTCAAAGTCCATGCTACCCCCTGTGCATCGCGGCGAAACCCGCAGCCGATGCTTTGCGCCGACGCAACAGCGGCGAGTCGCCTGGCTTCGGCGTTTCCTGTGCGGCTGTCAGCTTCTGGTCGGGAGGAACATGAAGCATGGCGTGTAGCGCGCCCGGCTTCTCTTGAAAACTGCCTTTGCTGCCCAAATCGACGTGCTTGGTCTTCATGGTCGCCTCTGGCAATGACTTGAAGTTTGTCGCGGAATCCCACTCGGACACTTTGGCAGGTCCGCCCAGCGCCTTCTCTCCGGTTTGAGAGTGCGCCCAGCGGGCCTGCTTGAGTGAGCGAAAGGGCATTATTATGCCACCGGCGCAACGACGCGCACAACCTTATCGCGCGAATAACTGTTGCCATCATCCACGGCTAAGGTATCCGCGCCCGCCCCCACAACCACGTGAATGACTGAATCAACTACACCATTGGCGCCGATCACGCGTACCTGGTCGCCAGCCTTGATCGGGTCGGCATCTTCGGTGAACGGTACGAATGGCTTCTGCTCGCCACTTTGCGGGCCGACTCCATACGATCCTGGGTAGTCGTTTCCATCGCT